CGATCAGTTCGCTGAGAAGTTTGATACTTCTATCACATTTACGAAGGTGAAAAACTTCAGTGAGATTGCATAAAAAGGTTGACAAACACCTACAACTGTGATATAATATACTCTTACAATATGGAAACCTATGATGACAGCATTCTACACCTCAGTCGAGCGATATGGCAAAAACATTCTATGGCGCGGTTATGAGAACGGTAAACGTTTCTCGTACAAAGTACCGTATAAACCAACACTCTACCTAAGCAGCGCCAAAGCAGGCGAAGAGGGCTATACGCCCCTCAAAGGTAATTACAAAATCAGTCCACACCAATTTGGTTCTATGGCTGAAAGCAAAGACTTCATCGAGGAATACAAAGGTGTTTCCAACATGAAGATCTTTGGTAATACAAATTACATTACACAGTTCATACAAGAAAACTATCCTGACGATATCAAATATGATTTCAAAGATGTTAATATAGTATCTTTTGATATTGAGGTTGATATCGCTGATGGCTATCCTAACGTTGAAATAGCAGATAAAGAGATCACATCGATCGCTTACAAGTCTTCTAAAAGTGATAAGTACTTCCTACTTGGTCGCAAAGACTACGATAAGACACAAACTGTTACTGGTATTGATCCAGACGACATTGTCTTTATTAAATTTGATAATGAAATGCAACTACTACGAAGGTTCGTAGAATTATGGGTAGCAGACTATCCTGATATTGTAACAGGTTGGAACGTTCAATACTTTGATATTCAATACCTCGTAACTCGTATTATGAGCTTGATGGGTGAAGACGTTGCAGCTCGACTCAGTCCTTGGAAAAACGTTAACAAATACAATCGAGAGTTCTTTGGTAAGATGCAATCTTCTTACAACATCTCAGGTGTTTCTGTTATTGACTATATGGATTGTTTCAAGAAGTTCGGTTACAAGTATGGTCCTCAAGAATCATTTAAACTTGACCATATTGCTCACGTTATTCTTGGTGAGAAGAAACTTGACTACTCTGAGTATGGTAATCTAAACGACTTATACGAGAAGAACCCACAACTATATCTTGACTACAACCTTAAAGACACACAGCTCATTGTAAGAATGGAAGAAGAAACATCTCTACTTGCTCTTGTTATGACAGTTGCTTATGGTGGTGGTGTAAACTACCAAGACGCTTTCGGTACTGTTGGTATATGGGAATCTATTATCTACAGACGATTAATGAAAGACAAAATCGTTCCACCGATCAAAGAGTCACCTGGCCGTCGTGGTGCAGATCTTGTTGGTGGCTATGTTAAAGATCCAGTACCTGGTATGTATCCATGGGTTGTATCGTTTGACTTGAACTCACTGTATCCTCACTTAATGTTACAATACAATATGTCGCCTGAAACTTATATGCCAGACGAACGTGAGTATGTAACTCAAGACATGGTACTTAATGGTCAATTCAAAAACAAGAATGGTATGTCGGTTGGCGCTAATGGTGTATGTTTCAGTAATGAAAAAGTCGGTATTATCCCAGGCATCATTCAAGAGTACTACGATGAACGTGCTCTTATCAAACAGCAGATGCTTGCAGTTGAACAACAACTTGAGGTTGAAACTGACCCAAGAGAAAAGAAACGACTGAAGACAGAAGCTAACCAATTACATAATTCTCAAATGTCTATTAAGATTTCGATGAACTCACTCTACGGAGCTACAGCAAACATCTACTTCTTATATTATATTGGAGAAATGGCAGAAGCTATTACAACGTCTGGTCAACTCTCGATTCGATATGCTCAAAAGTCTGTAAATGAATATCTCAACAAGGTACTCAAAACAAAAGACCATGACTATATCATCTATATTGACACTGACTCAATCTATGTTGACTTCGCTTCACTGATCGAAAAAGTCTATGGTACTACAGACATTGATCGTAAGACAGGAGAAGAGTTCCTAGATAAAGTCTGCCAGACTAAGATCGAAGAGGTTATTGAACAAGGCTACGAACGTCTTGCATCTGACATGGGTGCCTATCGTAATGCTATGGTAATGAAACGAGAGAAGATTAACGATCGAGCAATCTTTATTGCTAAGAAACGTTACATACTAAATACTCTCAACTCAGAAGGTGTTCATTACGAAAAGCCAAAGATCAGTGTAACAGGTCTTGAGTCTGTACGATCAAGCACACCTGAAGTCTGCCGTGATAAAATGCGTGAGATCTTCAGTGTTATTCTAAACGAAGGTGAAGAACAAACTCAAGACTTCATTGAAAACTTCAGACAAGAGTTCTATAAACTACCTGCTGAAGAAGTTGCTAGAAACTCTGGTACTGATAACATACAGAAATATGAAAACAGAACAACTCTTTATAATAAAGGTTGTCCTATCCATGTTCGTGGCTGTATCTTATTTAACCACCAACTCGCAGAGAAAAAGCTTACTAAGCGATTCGAGCCTGTTAAAGGTGGCGATAAGATCAAATACGTTTATCTTAAAGTACCAAACCCTATTCGTGAGAATGTAATCTCATTTCCAAGCGCTTTACCAAAAGAGTTTGGCTTAGAGAAATACATTGACTACGAAACTCAATTTAACAAAGTATTCCTCAGTCCTATTGAAAACATCATATCGCCTCTTGGCTGGACTGGAGAGAAACAAGATACATTAGACTCATTTTTCGGTTGACAAATGGTTCTAAATGTGTTATAATATACCCCTACATTGGAGAAAAATATGAAAGATATTCAAATAGTAAGGCTATCAACAGGTGAAGAAGTTGTTGCTAAAGTAGTCTATGATAAAGGATTTTACACGTTAACAGACGCGATCCTATTAGTACCGGCAGGAGAAGGTAAAATTGGAATGGTTCCATTCGTACCTTATGCTACTCGTGAACCAGTTGTTATCGGTGAAGCACACGTAATGTTTACAGTAGAACCTGCACCTGAGTTGAAGAAGCAAGTAATTGAAGCAACAACAGGACTAATCATGCCAGGCGGACCCGGTGACGGTGGTCTACAACTCGTATGATAGAAATATACGGAAAAGAGAACTGTGGCTATTGTAATATGGCTAAACAGTTATGTGAGTCCAAAGGATTGGACTTTGTATATAAATCCTTGGATGTTGATTACAAACAAGATGATTTTTTTGAAAAGTTTCCAACTGCAAGAACCTTCCCACAGATTACTATGGATGGTGAAGCAATTGGTGGATTTACTGAATTGAGAGAATTAGTATGAGTAAGAATTGGGTAGAAGATATACACTTAATGCAAGGTAAATATCTTACAAGACAATGGGTTGAAGCTAATCCAGAGAAACTATTAGAGTTTCTAAAGTTTCGTGTTGAGTTTCTAAACGAAGAGTTGGAAGAAACACGTAAAGCAGTAGCTGAGAACGACGCAGAAGAAATTGTAGATGGCTTGATTGATCTGTGTGTTGTTGCTATCGGTACACTTGACGCCTTCGGTGTTAATCCCTATAAAGCTTGGGACGAAGTGTTATTAGCAAATATGAACAAAGAGGTTGGAGAAAAACCATCAAGACCGAATCCACTCGGAGTACCTGACCTAATTAAACCAGAGTCCTGGTATCCGCCTTCTCATGAAGGAAATCACGGTAAATTTAAAGATCTATAGGAGATAGAGATCATGGAAATGAAAGAAACAATAATCAACGCGCTTATTATGAAATACGACGCGCAGATTGCAGAGCATACAGCAAACATAGCTATATTGCTCCAAAACGTAGTTGGGGTGGCTGAACATCCTGGCATCATTGAAACGCTAGACGGCGAAATTGGAAAACTTGCAGAAGCAGAAGATAAGAGAAACACTATTGGATCATTTGCTGCACCAATCCCACCTAAAGTTGTTTAAAAAAGGGTTGACAAATACATTTAGATGTGTTATAATATACTTTTATTATGGAGTAAACAATGACCAAACAGGTTAACCCAGTTTCAGTTGATGTACTACAAGAGTGCGTTGACTTACAATTGAAAAAGTCGAGAGATTATCAAAATCCAAACTCGACTGTTCAACAAGCTGACTACTATCCTAACGGAATCACGACTATACATGATATCATGCACGCAAAAATGCTACGTATGAAATCAGTTATGGAAGCGATGCAGTCAGATGATTATGATCCTAACTTTGAGTCCCTTGAAGATTCAGCAAAAGACTTAATTAACTATTCAAGTTTCTTTGTCTCTTATTGTCGTCAAGGTATTACAGGTCAGGATTCAACTAAAGATGTATTTAACAGGAGTACTAAATTATGAGTAATATTATTTTACCTTCGAGCGACGAAGACAAAAAACGCATTCGTGGCTGCTTTGACGAGATCAGCAATTCTTTCCTAAGACAGGAATCAGAAAGAGCTTTTCAGAAAGAAGCAATTGAAAGTCTTGCAGAAGACGTTGATATTCCTAAAGCAACCCTTAGAAAAGCTGCAAGAGTTTTTCATAGGCAAAACATCAGTTCAGTTGTAACCGAAGCTGAAGATATGGAAGCGTTGTTGGAGATCATCTAATGTTGACTGTCGCTAATATAAGAAAAGAGTTATCTTTCAAATATCTAGCTAAAGATTTTGTTATCGACAGAACTGGCGCCAAGACTATTGAAATGATTGGCGCTACATTTATCGCTGATCAAGATTATGTTATTCGTAAACCAGCTTACAAGTATATTGAACGTGAACTTGAGTGGTACAAATCACAATCGTTAAACGTTAATGATATACCTGGTGAGACACCACAGATTTGGAAATCAATTGCTTCTACTGAAGGTATGATTAATTCAAATTATGGTTGGTGTATCTACTCAAAAGAGAATGGTAGCCAATATCAGCATGTTCTACGTGAGTTAAAGAATAATCCAAACAGCCGTAGAGCTACTATGATCTACAATCGTCCATCGATGCACGTTGACATGTCACGTGATGGTATGAACGACTTTATGTGTACATATGCAAATACATTTTATATTCGTGATGGTAAACTTGAATCTCACTATTTGATGAGATCCAACGATGCTGTATTCGGCTATAATAATGATTATGCTTGGGCTAAGTATGTTCAAAATGATCTTGCCTTTGCTCTCGGTGTAGAGCCTGGTAATCTAATCTGGACAGCTTCTAACTTCCATGTGTACGAAAGACACTTTAATTTCATTGAGGAATTAATGAATGGCTGATAAATGGGATGCAAGATTTGCAAGACTAGCCCGAGAAGTAGCTACTTGGTCAAAAGATCCAAGTACACAAATTGGTGCAGTAATTGTAAACGACGAACGTAGAGTATTAGCTACAGGTTACAATGGCTTTCCTAAGGGAATAGCCGATACTCCTGAACGTTACGAAGATAAAGAAGTGAAATACGAAACAGTAATTCACGCTGAAATGAATGCAATCTATAACGCTACATACAGTGGTACATCTTTAAAAGATTCTACCATTTATGTTTGGGGGCTACCGACCTGCAACGACTGTGCAAGAGGTATCATTCAAGTTGGTGTTAAAAGAGTTGTTATGGCAACTGATGGAAACATTCCTGAAAAATGGGTTGCTTCATTTTCTAAATCCCTTAATCTATTTGTTGAAGCTGGAGTCGACACAGAGTTCCTACAAGGACCTACGGTGTTAGAACTTCATAAATAATATAATATATAAACACACCTTTATAATGTACCAGTGAGAACTACCTGAACAATGAGAATACTTCTACCATACTTTACAAGAAACAATATTGAGATTACAGACTCTGTTGTTATCGGTGGAATTGAGAGATTTGCTCAATTAATCTATCAAAACTTTGACGATGTAATCCCTGTACATTTTACAGATGAAGATCGAAAGAAGCGTAGAGTGACTGATAAAATCACTGCTGCTATTGATACTTACCAACCAGATGTTGTTATTGTTAATTATGATAACGCACCACTTACTACTAGATTACAAGCAAAAACTAATACACCTATATTGTGGATTAGTCATACTGCTGCTGGTGGTATTTCTAAAATTGGTCACATGCAACAGATGCATGAGTTTCAAGCAAATGGTGGAGTAGTTGCATTTGTATCTAGACATCAACATATTGGTATGGATAAACTTAGCCAAAGGGTTGAAGGTAAACCACTACCGATTGTAGATTTTATTGATTCTGCTTTTAGTATGGGCGATGAGAAGGTGCTTGAATGTACTTACGATGCAGTTACTGTAGGCCGTACTGATAAGACAAAGAATCCATTTTGGATGCCTAAGAAACTAAACGGCTCAGGATTACATAATGTTGTACTGACTTCTCACGTAGCTGAATTACTGTACGGTGACCATCTTAAATATCACGAAGACAACTTAGCTTGGGAAAAACCAAATGAAGTTATTCGTGGTTTGTCTTATAAAGACACTATGGCTTATATGGCACAAGCTGGATGTTATATTTCAACTTGTCCTGTAGAGACTTGGGGTATTACTGCTCTTGAAGCATTAGCCCACGGTTTGCCAACTGTACTAGTAACTAACTCAACTGATACCCATGCATCCGAGCAGATACCGGTCATAAATAAACATATAACGAAAGTACGAACGTCAGTAAAAGGTAACGACCTTGCCGATATCGTACGATCGCTAAACAAAACTACTTTTGAACAGAGACTTGAAATCTCTGAAATGACTAAAGAAAAACACTCTCTTAAGGCATGGCAAAAAAATATTGAAAAAGTAGTTGACAAAACTATAGAATGTGTTATAATAGATAATAATAATGCAGAAGCTTCTCTAAGTAGCTTCTTTTGATAATTATGGAGAAATTGAATGAAAATCTTAATCACTGGCTTTAATAAAGAGCAATGTACACGTGATTATTTTCTAGGTAAAGAACTCAAAATCCTAAACTCACACTATTCGTTGATTCGCTGTCTTGAAGATATGGGACACGAGGTCGACCAAAGAACTGTGAGTATTGGTGAGAATATAACTGCCTACGACAAAGTAATCGTGTATCTATCATCTGTAAAATCCTTTAGTCACCATGCTTTTGATGCACTGTATGTACTCAAAGCAAGGCCTGACGCTATTCTCGGAAACGACGATTGGCAAGTACGTGAAGTATTTGTATCGTTTAAACTATACCAAGAGAATCTTAAAGAGTGGAAAGAAACAGGTAAACCGTTCCTAGAGTATGGAACAAACAAATACTTGGCTGACCTCTATAAAGGTGATACTAAACTTGAAAAGCTTGGTGATCATATTGATACATTCATTGAAGGTTGTGAAATTGTAAACAGAAAAACAAATACATTGCTTCTCTGTTCTTTTGACGGGGGTGACAACAACGCCTTTAAGCTTGACTATAAAGGTGACATTGTTAATTACAATCCAAATCCTTACAACCTAAATCGTAGGCCTGAGAATAACTATGGAGAAGATCCAGGTATTCTAAGTTTCTTTGATGATGAGCCAATTATTCTTCCACCCGAAGAAAAGAAATTACAATGGGTATTCTCATCTATCGTTCAAAGTAAAACCATGCCATGGTTCAACAAACAAAAACCTACTTGGGACGTATTGAATTTTGGCCCAAGACGAGAAACCAAACTCACTGCTGGTATCCAAACCTTCCGTGTTAAAGAACCTGATATGTGTAGAATCTATAATGAAAACTGGGGTTGTATGATGCCAGAGTATTATCATGCTGGTTCAGGTTGGTGGAGATCTCGTGTTCAACAAGTAGCAGATGTAGAGTCTATACTTGTATGTTCAGATAAAGAAGGTTCAATATACGGGGAAGCATATGTTGGTAATA